TGCAGGTTGTCTTGCCATCTTATATACCACAGTTATCCTCCACAGCTTTTCTTTCTTCATCATCTGCAAATAGGCGAACAGCGTAGATGCATGGATCTCCACCCTCTTCCCACTCTACATCTTCATCATGCGTGGTTGGAATACCATCATGCGTTGAACACACTGGTCTACTGATCCAACCATTATCTATCCCAGTAGTAATCCATTGCTCAAAATTTACTTCCATTGTTCCAAAGAATGGATTAAAAATCTTTTCTGAATCATAAAAATTATCTGTCATTTTTCCTCCATACAAAAGCGTTTCTTAAATAAACAATACTATATGCAAATGATCCAAGTATGAAACCATATTGCTTTGTGATTATTGCGTAGTATGTCCAACAACACTCTACACAAATCATCCATAAAAAAGCTTCCCATCTTTTTTTACCAATAAAAAACATTCCTAGAATGCCCATTGCGGCTAGTAGCCAAGACCACGCCTGGTTACTCATACATTTTCCATTGGCAGGAGAAACTCTCCACGAATCCACATCAGTGCAATCGCAGCATAACCGCCAATATCAAGCAATGTGTCATAAACGCTTTCATTTGAGACTGCATTAGTAACTCCTTTTGGTTTTGATAAAAGATTTTCTAACCTTGCTACTTTGTCATGCAATCTAATTGTTAGACCGTTAAGACCAAATCTTTCAATATTTTTTGGACCGTAATCTTTTTGTTTTTTAACTAAAGTAGATGATAGCATTTCTTTATCTAGAGAAATACCATTTGTTTTACAATAATGTAAGGCGACAGCACCAATCATTGACCAAAGCCAACTATGGTACTGTCGGCAATACATTACCTTATCATCATTCTCACCCGTATAGTAGTGCGGATCACTTTCCCATGTCTTATTATCAATGCACCAATCAATAATATTTTTAATATTAGAAATATGGTCATCTGATAACTGAATGTTTAAGCTGTCCCAGTAAAAATTACTCATTCTTGATTTCTGAGAAGTTCCGCACTCAATGGTCATGCCAGTTATATCAAACCTGTCTACAAACCAAAACAAATCTTTTACGGCTTCTTCCGCACAAAATTCCCATGACTTTGTATTTCGCACAACCATTACTTTTTCCATAGTTAGCTATTTGCTCGTTCAACCTTTGGATCTACAATTTCAAAATGTCCACGCTTAACCTTCTTGAAGTAAGAACGATTTGCATTATAGAAATTATAAAATGTTGGGAGAGAGATTTGAACATCCGTTGCTACTTGTACAGGTGTAACCACTTTGCCAACATTTCCACTAAGGAAATTTACAATATTATCTTGCTTTGATTTTCTTCCACTCACTTGATTTACCACCTTTTCTCTAAACTTAAAAAGTTCAGCGTATTTTGAATATATTTGTTCATCAATGCTGTAGTACTTAATGGTCTTTGATGGAGACCAACCTTGGTAGTGACCGTAGATAACAGAAGCAGCTTCTCTATGGTTTGAAACTGGAACAAGATTGATAAGTTTATTAAAAATCACATCAAATTCTTTTGTCCCCGTAAAACCAGACTCTTCTTCATTATTGTTTTCTTCTGACATATATAGCCTTTCTCTAGGTGAAGAGATCGTATCATTATTAGAAAAAGAAATCAATCGGATAAGGGGATTATTTTAAAAATAAAAAACAGGCATCCTCACTCATTTATAATAACCTTTCGGAATACTATAAACCTGAAGATGCCTGTTTAAAATTATTTTTTAGTTGGGGCTTTTTTTGCTGCTTTAGTTACCAAAGGCTTTGTTTCTTGTTTTGGACTATGTGATTCAATGTGTTTGTCAAGTTTATTTTCCACAACCTCAACATCCTTATGAAGTGATCTTAGCAAAGAAGCGACTATGCCATGATCTTTTTTGTTTTCCACTCTTCCCTTTTGTACCAAAGCTGCCAGGATTCCTCCGACAGCAGCAATTAGAGCAACAGTTACGGCTTCCATCAGTCGTCACTGTTATGCAAGCAGAAAGCTTGCAATATCCTCAACTGACATGTCAAACTTACCGAACTCTTCTTCAAAAGAAGAGAGTGCCGTAACAAGATCACTCTTCTTAACTGTTTTTGGATCAAGAGGGACTTCGCTCGTAGGCGATGTCTTTCCAGCACCAGATGTTGGTGTGGATGCAGAACCAGCTGTTGGAACTGAACTTACTTTCTTTTCTGGGTCAAGAGGAACTTCATTAATCATTCCCTTGATAATATCAACTTGCGAACCATGCCATGCGGCAGCCTTAATGTGATCTTGCATTTGCTCCGCTGCAGTTTTTGCAGCAGTTTCGTGCCAAGACTTCATTGAGTTGTGGTCAGAAACCATTTTCTTCATATTGTCTTTCATAAACTCTCCTTATATCAAAGATATGCTTATAAGCATATCATATTAAATTTTTTATAACCTCATCAGCAATGCTGATTCCAACACTTTTATCCATTTCTTCTTCCATATCGTCTTCCATATCATCATCCCCTTCTGGAGTTACGACTCCATCTGGAATAATGGCAAATCTGCACATCCCATCATCCTCAACTTCTTGAGCAATAACGATACATACACCATTGCCTTCATATAGAACACAATTAGAGCATTTAACACCGATATCTTTGACTTCGTTTTCTTCAGCGCTTTCGTAGCCAGCCCAGATACCAGTTTCATCTTCATTAAACTTTCCATAAGTCCGAGCAATTGTTACAAGTGCATCGGCAAGAGCTGCCTCTTCCTCTGCCAAATCCTCTGCGACTTTATAAACATCAAAACTTTTATTCACTGTTCTATAACCTCCACCTCTTTTCTTATATTCACGAACAAGCCATGCATTTGCATATGCAGATGGATAAACATCAAATTTAGCCTTAGCTTCTGCTTTAACCCTAGCGTACAAAGCTGGATTTGTTGGAACATTTTTTGTTTCTGCTTTTTCTGTTGAAACATTTATTGGTTTTTTATCTTCTCTTTGTTGAGTAGATTCAGCCGTTCTTTTTCTTCTGACAGCCGAAGCGATCTGCTCTGGTGTCATTCTTGCTGCTCTTGAAGCAGGGACACACTTTGGATACTTCCCAGAATCTGCGTCTGCCCGACCACATGGTTCAAATCCACCACCAGCTTTTGGTCTTGAAATATCAACCCATTTTTCTTTAAACCATTCTTTCAAAGACTTAATTGCGTATTCAATATTTTCTTCTGTCAGAAGAACATCATCCTTGCCAATATCGCCAATAGCAAGAGCTTGAGCAAGAACTTTTTTTCTCGCATCCTTGATTGATTCTTCATTACCTGGGGTATAAATATAACAGGCTCCTGAGTCACCCCATTTAAAACCTGGTTTCCCATTCTCGGAACATTTATTTACTGGCATAATCTATAATTTTACCATGTTATTCATAAATGCTCACAATATCAGCCTGCTCCCAGCGTTGTACTGGAATTTGGACTCTCCAAAAATAAGCAGCAGCGTCTTCTGAAGAGTAGACAATTCTTGCATAAGCCTTCTTAGCGCCTTCATCATAAACAGGGCATTGGGCAAATGAACAAAAATAAAGCGCCTTGTATTGGTATCTATCCTCATGCCAGTGAACTGCGTTAACAACAACAAGGTTTCTATTACAGTATGGACATGTTCTTGTCGGATACGGAAAGTCTTTAATTACCTGTCCCAAAATCATATCTATCTTCTCCGTTTTCATTAAATATTTTTTTTCTTAAAATATATGTAATGATTTCATCAACTTTGTTTCTTGCTATTTCTATTCCATCCATCAAAGAGTTAAGCTCGTCAATTGTCATTTCATATTTGTCTTCTGGAGACATTATAATAAAAGCTGGAACATAACTATCTTCAAAAGGCACAGCCTTAATTATAATCTGGAGGGATTCAATATCCTCTAGATTAATATCAGAGTTAAAGCTAGTTATTCTCATTTAGATTTACTTTTATTACTTGTATTTGGTGGAGGTAAAGTTTTACTTGTGTTAACTTTATCTGTTGGTTTAATAAATCTAATCCATTGATAAACAAACATAATAACAAGACTTGCTTGAATACTAATATCTTCATTAAGTAGCTGCTTTGCAGAGTATTTTATACCAAAAGCAGATACAGTAAACCAGACTATCCAAAAGAATAAATTTGACATGAAGAAATCATATCAGAGAAATTAAAAAAAAATCACTTCCGCAAGAAATTCTTCAGAATTCATGATATGCTTCGCATGCGGGCATGCGGGTAAACCTCATATACTTATAAACTATATATACTTATATACTTAGTATACTAAGCATACCAGCACTATGTTCCGAACGGAAAAGATGGTAAGGTAGAAGTATGCAGATTATCGCTGTTGTTGAATCGGATGATTACGGTCCTGCAGCAATTGTTGACCCTGAACAAATTAGTGTTGTCAAATTTGATGATTTTTATCTTGCGGCTACAAGGTGTGTTTTTACTAACATGCCAATCAGCGTAGAAATATCTGAAGAAACAGCCAACGAGCTGATGCAAAAAGGTGTAAAATGTTTGTCTATGTCGTCAGACAAAATCGTTCTGGAGAATGAAAAAGAGTAACACCTTTAATGAAAAAAATTAGCTGGTTTAGTCTAAATCATGTAGATGCATCTGGTGATACTTGGTATAGCCAGGGTTACTATAACGCTGCCCTATCAACCATTAGAGCCCTCCAGGACAAAGAATGTGCTGTATTTTATACACGAGAAGATATTCCGTATCACATTAACTTCTGCCCTCCGACCTACTATCAGTTAAAGTCAAAATACAACATTGGCTATACTCCTTGGGAGTCAACTAAGATTCCTCCACACTGGATTGATAATATGCGTAAGTGTGATGAAATTTGGGCTACATCTGATTTCATCAGAGATATTTATATTAAACATAATGTTAATGCAAATGTGTTCACCATACCTCACGGTATTTCTCCAGAGTTTTCTATACTTGAAAGAGAGCTAACTGGGAAGTTTAACTTCTTACATGTTGGTGGAGATTCAAAAAGAAAAAATGCACAAATGGTTGTTGATGCTTTCCTTGAGTTATATGATGGCAATGAAGATTTTCAATTAGTTTTAAAGTACAACAAGTTCTGCTACGCAGAATGCTATGTCAATGATCAACTTGTACCAGCTCATAACCATCCTCAAATTCTTGGAATTCCAGACAACTTCAGTACAGAAGATCTAGTATCTTTGTATCACAAATGCCATTGTATGGTTTATCCAACAATGGGTGAAGGTTTTGGGATGATTCCATTTGAGGCAATCGCAACTGGTTTGCCGACAATTGTCACAAACTTAACTGGTTGTGCTGATTTTGCAAAATATGGTATTCCTCTTGAAGCTAGTTTTGTGAAAGCAGATTGGCAAGATCATCTTTATGATTGCGATACTGGAGAATGGGCAAGCCCAAACTTTCAACAACTTCTTGACTTAATGGAGAATGTTGTAAACGAGTATGATGATTTTAAAAAGTATGCTTTTAAATCAGCAAGGATTATTCACTCTGAATGGTCTTGGTCATCTGTTGCTGATAAAATTTTAAATCGTTTTGATTTTTATCAAAAATCTTTGTCGTAGTCCTAAGTACTAATCTTTGACTCTGCTATGCTCAGCGTCTAAACTAGTTGTTCTTACTTTTTGGAGGTATGTAGATGTCGCTGTTGTCAAATGATTTTATTGCTAGTTATGGTTCAAAGACCCCGCCTTGGGGTTTTGGTGGGCTTGGAGAAGTTGTGTTCCTTAGGACATATAGTCGCAAGATTGAAGGAACTGACTCAACAGAGTCTTGGGTTCAAACCATAAAAAGAATTATTGATGGCGCTATTGAAATCGGAGTTCCCTTCTCTCAGGAAGAGGCAGAGAAATTATTTGATCACATGTTTAATCTTAGGTGCTCAGTCTCTGGCAGAGCCCTCTGGCAGCTCGGTACACCTCTTGTAAGTAAGTTTTCTGGAACTTCACTTAACAACTGTTTTTATACAAACATTGAGAAGATTGAAGACTTTGAACTCTTGTTTGATTACTTGATGCTTGGTGGCGGTGTTGGCTTTTCTGTTGAGCGCTCAAAGATTCATGATCTGCCAAAGATTAAAAAAGTCAATTACATCACAGCAGAAAGAACAGCAGATGCTGACTTTATCGTTCCAGACTCAAGGCAGGGATGGAGGGAGCTTCTTCACAAAGTTCTTGAATCTTATTTTATCACTGGAAAATCGTTTACATACTCAACAATTCTTATTCGTGAGTACGGTGCACCACTTAAGACATTTGGCGGCATCGCATCTGGTCCAGGTGCGCTTGTAGAGGGTCTTGTTGATATTGGAAAGGTTCTTGACAATCGTGTTGGAAAGAAACTCCGCTCAGTTGATGTGTTGGATATTTGCAACATCATTGGTCGTATTGTAATTTCTGGTTCTTCACGCCGTTCAGCACAGATTGCTATTGGCGATCCTGATGACATGCTATTCCTTCGTGCAAAAAACTGGGGAAGCGGTAATGTTCCAGCCTGGAGATCTAATAGTAACAATAGTATTTATGCAGACTCCTATGATGAGATTGTTCCAGAATTCTGGAAGGGTTATGACGGAACTGGTGAGCCTTACGGTTTGCTAAACAGAAAG